TTATTTTTTATATTATAATTATTTAATTTATATTTTTGTGCTAAATAGCTTAATACCTATTTTTTATTCTGTGAAATTAAAAATTCATGTAAACAATTTCCTAGTAAATCAACTAATTGCTCATCATTAGAGAGCTTGTGATAATTACATTTATCTAACCAAGCATGTATAATTTCATGGCAAGTAGTTTGATTAATTATATCATCATTAAGAGGATATTTATCAGTATTCTCTTGTATAAGAATTGTATTTTCATTACTTAACCACATACCTAAACACTTCTTTTTGTATAAAGACTTACGAGTTTCTATTTTAATAAGTTGTCCAAATATGTTAAAGTTAGTTATCATTTAGTTGGTTTTTTTGTTTTAGGTAAAGGTCTAGCAGCTTTTGGAAAAGTTTCATTCCAATGTTCCATTCTATCTTCTTTATACTTATCTTTACCAGCCCAATGATAATTAATCCATGTTTCCATAGTACGTGTGGGATCTAAAGGAACTGTTTGTTTTTTACTACCAATTTTATTACTATATGCTGCACTCATATTAGCTAAACTTAAAGCTGCTTGTTCATCTTTAGTTAATTTTCTAGCATCATTATTTATAGGCATATTTATTTCTGGTAAATCAATATTCTGTTGTTCTTTTAATAATTTTTTATAATTATTATATCTATTTATAGCAGTAGGCATTGAACGATTTTCTAATTGATAATAACCTCTACCTGGTCCACCAGAATCTTGTTTAATATTTTTATTTTTAGTTTCAACTTGAGCAATAGAATCTAACATACTTCCAAATTGATTTACAGTATAATTACCATATCTTTGAGGATATTGATTAATTAATCCTTTAGCTAATAAATTAGGTGCGGTTGGTTTAAATTTTTTTTCTACAATTTTAATAGATTTTGATAAATTTTCTACAGATTTATTTATTTTAGGTTGTAATCTTTCATAATCTAATTTAGTTGCAGTAACATCTCTTTCAGCTACATATTTATCTTCTTTACCACCAAATGGACTATCTTTACCACCTTTTTGATACTTTTTAACATCACTATTAAAGTAATCAGTTCTACCACCAAATTGATAGTTCTCTACTTCACCATGAAAATGATTAACCATATCACTATATCCCATATTAGGATAAGCTTTCTTATAATGTTTCCATAAATCTTTTCTTTCTTCAGAAGAAAGGTTATAATAATGCTTATTATTTAGTAACATATTATTTTTTAGTAGATGATTTAGCTTTAGATTTTGCTGCTTCTAATTTTATTTTTTCAATCTCTTTTTTAGCATTAAGTTCTTCTTTCTTCATCTTAACATCAAGCTCTTTTAAGTACTCTTGATTTTTATTTTGTACTTCAATTTGCTCTAGTTTTTTATTCTCAATCTTCATTCTCTCATCAAGTTCTTTACGCTTAAGTTCAAGTTCTTTATCCTTAACCTCTTTAGCATGTCTAAGCTTTTCTTGCTCAGCAAATGATTTTTGAGATATTTGTTGTTGTTTAAATGCGTATTCTGCTGTTCTATCTATTAGTTCAGGAGAAGATCCTTCATCCATTGCATAAGCTTGCATTTCAGCAATAGCAATCTTAGTCTGATTGTTTTGATCAATTTCATATTGTTTAAGTCTAAGTTTTTCCATTTCAACTTGAACTTTTTGATCTTCAATAGCCTTTTGTTGTTGTAATTGCATTTGTTGACTTTGTTGAGCTTGCTCTTGAGCTTCAGCTACAGATTTCTCAATCTTTCTTCTAATAGAAGCTAATGATTGATTACTATAAATATCCATCAATTGAAGTATATTAACCTGACCTGTCTGTAAGCCTATTTCTGTTGCTCTACGTAACATTTCAATAGCTTGTCCATCCTCTACTGCATCTCTAATAAATAAATCATATTCTGATTCATTTACAAGCTCTCCATCAACTTGATATATTTTAGTAGTATAATCATCCTCTATATATTGGATATTCTTATTACCATTACGTAAACAGTATTTAGCTGTTTCTAGTAAGTGAGATAATACCCTAACTTTAGTGTTATCATGGATCTTATAATACCATTCAGTAATATTAGAACTAGCTAACTTATTTTCTTGTGTTACACCTAATCCTTGATCAGATGAAGTATATTGTCCACGTCTTTGTGGAGTAATACCAGTTACTAAATCAAGTTCATTTTTAATATATTGTAGCATTTCAATATGTTGTTGAATATAGTTACCCATATCCAAATCTAACACAGCTTGATTACTAGACATATTACCAGCTAACTTACCAGTAGCAGCACCTTTCTTAGCTTCATTAAAACTATCAGTTACAGCTAATCCCATCTCCCTCATATAGTATAACCACTTATCAGGTTCCCATCCAGCAGGCATTTTAGCTAAATCTAAGTTAGCTACTTTACCAATATTCTTAGCAAAAGCTAATTGAGTTCTATGATAAATAACATTATATAAGTATTGATAAGACTTCATAATGTCTAGTAAAGATTGAGGTTGAGAACTATTAGTTTTATAAATAGTTCCAACATATCCACTAGCACATTTAGATAAGTTATTTAAAGTTCTAAATTGAATTGGTCTTGGTTGCATTTTGATATAAATCTCATTTGCAAGTTTAGTACCTTCCCACCATTCACCAATCCAAATCCATTTAACTGATTCTCCAGCTTCTTTATTTACTTTATGTGTTTCAGGTACATAAGTTTCTTGAGGTTGTCCTAATTCATCTATATAAGATAATACACCTACTTTTCTAAGACTTCTCCAAACTACCTTAACACGTCTTACATTATTTTGTGAATCAAATGCAAGATAACTGTTAGCAGATACATTTACCTGATTAATATTGATACTATTAGTAAAACCAAATGGTATTGCAAAGGTAGGATCTTGTAATTCATAGTTAACAGGTCCACCATAAGTACCTTTAGCTTTATACATAGTACGTTCACCTAACCAATCAATTTCTGATGGTTTAAGGTATTCATAATAATCATCTATAACCTTACTAACAGGAATATAATCTTCTTCAATAATAATATCACAATCTTCTACTCTATTAGAGTTAGGAGGTAGTAAAAAATAAGTATTTAAAGGATTACATTTATAAACAACAGGTTCGTTGTTTTCAACATCTATTCTATAGATCTCTTCAGCACAAATTAAACTATCCTCAAACCCTCTCATGAAGGCTTCAGGTAAGTTATTCTTTTGTGTGTAGTATTTTAATAACCTAGTACCAGCAATTTCTCTAACATCTTGCCACTCATAGGTCATGTATTGTTTCTTTTGTCTAAGTCTTTTCTCAATTTCAGCTTCAAAAGCTGCTTTAGCTTCCTCAGTTTGCTCTTGAGGTTGTTCTAAACCTTCAAGTAAGATTTGCTCAATTAATTGTTGATAAGATGAAATTTGAGATTTCTCTTTTTCACTAATAGCATCTTCATTATTAACTTTAAGATGGTAATCAAACCTTCTTTTAATTTCTTCACCTATTAAAGTCTTAATATAAGGGTTAATAATAGAGTGATTTAAAGGTCTTGCAGGAAAATGTACATCTTTTAGACCTAATGGGTTCATAATAAGCTCCATATCACTAGGATGTAGCTTACCAGCATATAAATCATAGTTAACCAGCTTAGAATACCTAGAATTTCTTGTATATTGATTTTGATTCAATATCAAAGTTTCAGCAGCATCTACATTTTGTTTACGCCATTCATCATTTTTAGATGATTCTGGTAATTTCTGGTTAGGAAAAGTAATATTTAAGTTGAACTTGTTCATATGAAAAATTATAATGTATTACTTATATGTAATTATCTATATTCATGACCAAAAGTAATTCCAGTAGGTATATAGCTATTGTTGGTATTTGTATATCTATTAAAAAAACTTCTAAATTTATCTTCTTCTTCCTCTTCTTCTTCAATAACTAACTTAACTCTATCTTCTTTAAGGATTAAAACCATACCTAAGCTACTAACTCTATCAAAGTTACCACTTTCATTCCAATAAATTATCTCTTTTAACAAGGGAATACTAGGAATTGTATGTGTATTTGTGATACCTGACTCTTTATTGTAGGCTTGATCCATCATATAACTTCTAATTAACTGTCTAGCATACTTATTTACCTCTTTAGAAGCATTAGTACCCTTACTTGTGTTACCAGAATCCCTTATAATAGTGATAATTTGTTGATCTTTAAGGATTTTAGGAGTACTACATAGTAAATGCAAGCAATTTCTTTGCTCAAAGTAAGCAAATAGACCCTTTTTATTGTTTTCATAGTTAGCTACAGCGTTATAATACACTAATAACTTCCTACAAATCTCAAAAAACTCTTTAGCAGTCTGTGGTCTACCTGTATATTCAGCTACTATCCTACCTGTTAAGGAGTGTATAACAAGTATACTGCCTAATGAATCAGTACTAGACTGATCATCATCATAAGGGTCAATTCCAGCTACATACATTCCAAAAGCAGGCTTATCAGTATACGGTTGTTCAAAGATTTGTATACAACCTTCTTTATCATCATCAGCTTGTAGAGGAAATTTTACTATAGGTAACTTATCAGTTAACTTAAATTCTACTCCACTTTCAGTTTGCTTAAGATCAGCTGACCAATATGAATCAGTAATTATCTTATTAGACTCAAGTTCTGCTAATCTATCTTGTGCTAAATCAGTAGGAAATATATTATTACCTTTAACAAGGAATGCTTCCATTGTAGTGAGAGGATATTGGGTAATACTATCTCTAAAGGCTTTCATATCACCTTTCTTAGTTTCTCTATACTTTAATATAGATAGAGTAGCTAACTCTTGATTAGAGTTACCATCCTCATCAACCATAGGTGTTGATTTATTGTTGTTATTAGGATCTGAAAAGTTACCAAACCTTTGTCTATTAGCAGGTAAAAACCAACCACATTTGCTACCAGTCTTTTCTTTATCCCATATATTATCAAAGGATAATAAGTTAAACTTCTCAGGATTATAAAACATCTCAGAGAACTGTAAAGATCCCTTGTCCATATCACCAGCTGTACCAAATAGAATAGGTAAACCAATCATATCATCACCATCTTTCCAAGTAGGTTCAGAGATATTATAAGACTCTTTAATATTAGCAAATAAACCAGCTTCTTCAAATAAGAATATGTTAGCACTTAAACCAATTGAACTAAATGGGTTATCTTGGAAAGTTAAACGTCTAATCTCAGAGTTATAACCAGCCCATTGTGGTACACCATCAATTACTTTCTGATGTCTAGCCATAACATGTTCCTTTGTATCAGGATTACGTGGCTTAAACCATACTGTACTCTTATTAAGAAAGTTTAATCCTTCTAATGCCATATTCATTGTGTTCTCAGATAACTTCTTTTCATAAGCACCTATAACACATTTAGCATCCTTGTAAAAATTATATTCATGGACTACTACAGCAGCATTCTTATAAGAAAACCCAGTACGTCTAGGCTTAGTCATAATAACACCTTTCTTTTGTTTTCTTGCTTCTTCTAATATAAGAAAATATTCTAAGTCGACATCAGTAAATTTAGGAAATATCTTTTTCTTTCTACCAGTGACATAATCTTTACCTAAGATTGGAAAGAAGTTTAAATAGAAGTAGTATGGACCAGGTATCCATAGATTACCTATTTGATATCCATTTAAACATCTATTTACTTGTTCATCCCAAAACTCTTTATACTGATAAGTACCAGGTAAAGCTTTAGTATACATGTCATGAGTTTCAAAGAACTCTCTAGTTTCAAGAAATTGTTTAGTTCCTATTAACATCCGTACTCAGATTGAAAATTTTTAGTTTGTTTAGGACTTTTAGATTTCTTAGATCTAAATATCCTATTCATTATAGTCAGTATTAACTTGTATATCACCACGGTTTCTGCTAGTTTGTTTTTCTACTTCTTTTTCAACAGCTTGTTGTAACTTATCAAAGTTACTTACAGCAGTTGATATATTTTTATATACCTCTAACACTAGTTTAATTGATTCATCATCAACACTAGTAGTTTCTAAATAAGTTGCTATGTCATCTATTTTATTCTTAGCAGCTTGCATTAATCTTTGTAAAGGAGTTTCTTGTAACTGTTTATACTTAGTTAATGCGTTAGTAACTTTATCACTTATTTTATATTGAGGATCACCAAGCATATCTTGCTTAATAGAATCATCTTTTTTATCTTTAGGATAGTTACTATAAGGAGAGTTATAATCTACTGTATGATAGATATAGGTAAAGGCTTTGAAAGCCTCTACCTTATCTTTACTTTTATCTGCTTTCCAAATAGCACTAAACTCTGGTATAGTTAGTATCTCTGGAGAAACAATTATATTGTTATCCTTTTGTTGGAATATTCTCATAATTAATCATTATGACCTGATTCAATAGTACCAAAGTAAGCATCTTCTACAAGATCTTTATCTATAATAGTATAGATAGCAGACTTATATACTTGAGCATACTCAGTTTTAATATTATTTTGTTTAACAGTTAAAGGCATAACACTACCAGCTCCTAATACATAGTCACCTACTTTTATAGTACTAACATCATCAGCTACAGATACTACTCTAAACACACCTTGATATTTATTAACATCGGTATTCAATATAATACCACTAGCAGTCTTAGTAGGCATTTCTAAAATAACTGTACCATTTAATGGGGTAATTCCTTTTAACTCGTTTTGTTTTGTTTCCATTCTATAATTTATTAATTATTTATTTATAA